CGACTTCCACGTAGTCTGCAGCAAATGCCTTGCGCTTCTCGGGCGCTGGTGAGTTTCCGTAAGCCATTTCTTACTCCCTACCTTTCTTTAACACTGCGCTCTCACGCAGATAATCACCGAACAGCGATTCCACAGATACCCCGAAGAACTCGCTGATCTTTTCCATCATAGGTCTACTCATCGGTACTTGTCCATACCTCATATCATCAAGATATTTTGGATGGCATCCCAAGTACTTGGCGATGGCTTCCCACTTAATACCACTGTCGTCCATAATCTGCCAAACGGGCGCAGTGGCTGCCCGTTGCATCCGACGCCACTCTCTTCGTGCGTCTCCGTTGAGTCTAGACACCTTCTAGGACAGCGTCAAGTGGCTCTAGGAGCCACTCCTCACAGGCAAGGCTGATTCCCCTGTCTACGGCGTGGCGCTCTTCCTCGCTGAGGTTTTCACCCAACTGGGTGATGCTTGCCTCAAGCAACTCATGAGCCTGCTCAACAATAGAGAGCAAAGCGCCCTCCTTCTCAAGCTTGGTCGCCTTCAACAGGAACTCCCTGTCGCTTGCCGAGTGCAAAGCCGCAATAAAACAACTTTGTCCGCGAAGTTCTAGATCAATCTCGCGCTTCTCAGTCATTTCTACCCTTTCCAAGGATCTGGTATACCCGCTGGCGGCTGATCCCGAGCTTCCTCGCGATGTCCACCATGGTCATCCCAGATGCCTTCAGTGCCGTAATCTCGCTTGCCCGAATGGTTAGTGACTTCTTTGCGCTAGTTGAGCGGTGCTTATGATTGCACCACCAGCAACGGGCAGCATCATCTGATGCTAGTTCTTTCCCGCACATAACGCAAGCTGCCATTTCCCCTCCTTCTAGGTTTACTAGGTAATCCTACACCCCTGCCATTGTCATGTCAATAGAAGGCAGGTCTTACGGGTAAAACTTCTCCAAATATGAGTTAAGTTCTGCTCTCCAGCGCTTTGAGGACTCGGTTTTTACCCTGTGGTGGAGCCCGCAAAGCAGCACGGTGTTCTCTGGGGTGGACGGGCCGCGCTTCCCCAGCCCAGCAGAGTTGACGTGATCAACCTCAAGGTTGAAGACTTGAGATGGGCCGAACTGCGTGCCGCACTCCCCGGGCATCCCAATCTTTATCCCGACACAGCCGCCATCGCGCATACGCAGAAGGGAGACAAGGTCGGGTGTTACTGGGTCAGCGTGCCCTGGTGTCCTCCGGATGTACGAACGCTTCATCCAACACTCCCGTCGCCATTATGCGGTCAGCCGATTTCTGCCGCTCTCCCACTGTGGTACAGCTCATCAATCATCTCAATGTCAGCCGCCAGATTGAACAGTTTATCAGAAACCGCATCTAGGGCGATTTGCTCGTCCTCGGTAAGGTCTAGTTTGCTACCGACCCTTCCGAGCGATGCTGCGACGAACCTTAGATCTCTTTTTGTCGCGCGGAGAATCGCTGGCACTACCTGCTTCCGCTTCAGCACTTCTGACATCAGAGGGCTTTCCCTTGCGCTCTGTTTTCAAGACCCTGCAAGGAATGCAAAAGCATGGCTGTTGGTGATAAAGCTTTTCGCTCAACCCTTGCGCTCGCGTGCTTCCACTTGGCGCATCACCTTATTAGACCAAGAAACTCCTGCATCTCCGCCCCAAAGCGCCCAAGCGATTCTTCCAGCAGATGGGAATCCATCCTGACCTGGCTTGAACCCTTCGCCCTGCTTGTCCACTTCATGTCGGGCAAGGAACGCGCGCATCTTGCGAACGCGTGGGATGGTCATTGAGTTGTCAACGAGCATGCGGGCAGTCTGCTGCCCTGGCCCAATTCCGCCACGACCAAACTCCTGTCGCCACTCAAGTCCGCGCTTTGCCTCAGCCTTAACTGCGGCTGGCACATTCAGGCTAATGCCAGAATAGTCGGCAGCCTTATAGGAAGCAGAAACATCTGCTGGACCGTGCACATTGGTCACCCCAAGTGATTGGTAGGCATCTCGAGTTTCGGCATCGTTCTCAATAGCCTCAACCACGCGACCGCTTTCCTTAAGAATCTTGGTCATCTTGTACTTCTTGAATTGGAGACCAGCCCCAGCGGGGAAGTCGCTCAGGTGAATTGCATCGTGGGGTACGTCGTTGTCTTGAAGCCACTCACGGGTTTCTTCAATTCGCTTGGCTGATCGCGCGCTAACAATGAAGATGCGGTGGTCTTCGGACTTTCGGCGGAGGTAGTCAACCACTGCGGCGTTAGGCTCATCGCTTCCATCGCTAGTTGTCAATGTTCCGTCAATGTCGCAGACAATGATTGGGTCTCCGGCAGCCTTTTTCTCATCTGGCTCAATTGAAAGCTTCAGGCTGTTCTCAAGATCGGATGGGTTCTGGTTTGGATTGTTATTTGACCCCGGGTCTGGCTCCATATCGTCGCCGCTTGGGATCGGCGCAGGTGAGGAGCCGTCTGGGGTTGGTGGCGTATTTGGCTCTGACGAAGGTCCGCCGAAGACGACGCCATCAAGGTATTCCTGATATCGGTCAGAGGGGACATAGCCCTTTGGGGTCTGGAACATGATCTGATCGCCCAGTTCGCCGATACCTTCTTGTCCGCGCTCGCGTAGTGCATCGTTAATCCTGAGCCAAGGCAAACCGCCAAGCGCCATCTTGTTGTATTCGGCAACTGCCTGCTGATTGGTTCGTCCGACTTCCGTGAAGACAAAGCGGAGGTCTTCGTCGTAGCGAGCGACGATCTCACGCGTGATGTACTCAGCAAGGAGTTCGCAGAGTGGCACAATGCCGTTGTCATATGTGAAGGCTGCGCTGGTTTCGGACGTGCTCTTGTTGACGTCAAACGAGATGCCGATGTCTTGTGGCTGAACCGCAAAGACGGCGCAGATCTTTCGGGCGAGGTAGACCTGCCACTCCATGAACTGCATGTCGCGGTTTGACGATGCAAGCGGTAGCCACTGCATGCCCTTGCCGCCGCCAGTAATCGCCATCTGGCTCTTACCAGCAACTTCTGCTTCCCAATACGCCTTGAACGCGTCTACTTGGTCTGGGCGAACCCCCTCACCGAGGTGCAAGACGCCAGGAGGGGTCGCCTGCTGTACTGCCTTGGAGTTGTACGCCGCAGCGTTCAAGTCAGCCTCAATGGTTTCCGCAAGAACCTCAAGCGGGGAAAGACCAATCGGGCTGTATGTTACTGGGTTGGAGATAATGACAATGAGTTCATCGTTGTTATATGCAGCGGTCTGCTTGCCCGCGCCGTCCAGCTCGTAGTAGCGTGGCTTCTCCGTGTCTCGCCCATCCCACGTGGTGTCAAAGGCAATGCGAGCAGCATCCTTGCCCCACAGATAAGCAACTGGGTTTGCGGATGAAACGCGGGCGCTTGCGGTCTTCTCAACCTCAATGGCTCCTTGGTCGAGAACAAGAATGTCCTCAACGACTGGCTCAATGAATGATCGCCACGACTCGCCCTTTGGGTTCGGGTTGCGAAGTAGTTTCTTAATGCGCTCAACGACTCGTGGGTTTGCAACCATTCCTGCGTCCATTGAGGTAATGTCCCACTTGGCGCGGCTAACCTGAGTCCTACGCAGGTTGATTGCGGCGCGAATCCATGGGTTGTTACGGGACCAGCGGCGGAGTTGCTCGGTGCTCATCTTGGTGATGCTCTGCACCCCGTATGCGCCACGAGCGTAGGGAGCCATGTCTGGCATCAGGGCAGGAAGGGCCTTGGTCGCATCCGAACCTGGGGTGACGGGCGTCCCGCCAAATACCCTCTGGAATAGTGATCGCTGCTCAGCCATTACTACCTCGTGCTCCTTTGCTGCCGCCGGATTGCGTCTGACCAAAGATTGCCAACCGCATCAGTATTAACGAATTCACGCATTTCTGCAAGAGTGCAGTCTACTACGCGCACGCCATTAATGTAGTTTATTGTCCTTTTGTTAAGTGACGATGACCACCAGACTGGGACTACGGATGTTCCGTCAGAGAACTGTACAACGACCGTGGACTCAACGCTCGGTGTCGTCATTGTCCTCCTCAAGGTCGTCAAACTCACTCAGGGAGGCAGCAATGATTTCATTGTGAACCTGATGGATCAGGCTGTCAATATCAGTGTCTCCTGCCTCGGCTTCATCCCCCTTGAGCATTGCGTCTACCCGCGCGTTGATCTTGTGTCGCTGCGGAACGCTTTGGCGCATCTTGTGGAGGTTGGTGTAGCAGAAGTCACAGACGGAGTACCGCTTCTGCCCACGGGCGCGGGGGACCATAGGCTCTGGGACAAGCTCCTGAACCTCATGCTCTCGGCCAGCAAGGATGCCGCATAGGGCACAGCGGACGTGGGAACGCCTCGCCTTCTGGTAGGAATCAATGACTGGCTGGATTTGTCGTTGGAGTCGGAGGAGCGCCCGGGCCAGCTCTTTGAGCTGGTCGCCAGTGTAATTGATCTCGTCGCAGAGTACGCACTTAGCCATGGGTGGCAGTATAACACCCTTTTAGAGACTATGCCAAAATAGGTTAAGATTTCTTATCCAAAAATTAATCGCAGAACAACATATCTGTAACAATGGTGTATAGTGTGTTGCTATGGGGCCCGAAACCCCTCCGAAATGACGCAATAATGCATAGAAATGCCACCTATTGACGGTCATAAACTTGTAGGCGTACATTAGTAAACCAATCAAGCATGGAGGTCACGTGGATTTCAAGCTTTATACCGATGCCCTGAAGGCATACACCGCAGATAACGGCGACTTGCACGTTCGCGGAACAACCTCTTCAACGATCCGAGACCTTCACGGCGACGAAATGACACTTTCGGCGCTTAAGTCAATGGAAGAGACC